CAAAGCCGCCGCCGAAGTGCCGGTCGCCGAAGTGCCCGTCGTTGCCGAGCCTGTCGTCGCAGAAGAGCCTGCCGCCGTCACGCCAGCGCCGACTTTTGACGATCCCGCCGCACAGGAGTAACCCATGACCGTCACCTATTCCACCGCCGTCAAGACGGCCCGCATGACTGCCGTGCGCGATCAGATCGACGCGGGCGGCGCTGCCGGCAAGATCGAGATTTGCTCGGCGGCCTACGCCGCGATCCTCGCTACCATCACGCTCGGCTATTCCGGCGCATCCACCGGCACGGTCTCGGGCGCAGTGCTCACCCTGGCCGGCTTCCCGCGCTCGGATGCCACCGCCGACAATACCGGCACGGCCGCCGTGGCGCGCATCCGCACCAGCGCCAACGCCGATGTCGTCACCGGCCTCACGGTCGGCCTGAGTGGCAGTGACATCAACCTCGACAGCCTGAGCATCACCGCCGGCCAGACCGTCACGCTCAACTCCGCCGCCATCACGCACGCGACCTAAATCATGCTGCTGCTCAACTCCACCAGCGACATTATCCGGCTGACCACCAGCGCCGCCGCGTCTACGATTGAGGTGCATACCTCCTACGTCGATCTGAGTGGCAGCACCATCACGCCGGGGCGCACCAACACGCGCATCACGACGGCGACCACCACGACCATCGTGGCGAGTCCTGCCGCCTCCACCACGCGCAACGTCAAGGCCATCTATGTCACCAACAACAGCACCGGCACCAACTGCACGGTTGGTGTGGAGCATTACGACGGCACAAACTCGATTGAGTTAATGCAATTCACCCTGCTGCCCGGCGAGAACATGGGATACCGTGAGGACGGCTCATGGGTGCACCGTGACCAGAACGGCGCGGAATATCCGCCCTCCGGCCTCGGCAACTATGGCGGCCGGTCGATTCCGTTTATGAAAACATCGACGGCGACCGACGTGGCGGGTTGCTGGTACTGCACCAGCAAGGATGCCGGCTATCCCGGTGCATGGGCGCCCGGTTCGCCAGGGCTGAATGGTCGCGTCACAGACGGTACCTCCGCTGCTGACTACGGCTGCATCCCGATCCCCAACGCGGCGACGGGCGGAAACTACCTGACGGCGCTGGAGATGGCGGCATCCATCAACCATACCAACGACTTCTTCGACTGCCTGTGGGTGAACTCCGGCATTGTGCTGGCCACCACGACAGAGCAGGGCATCACCACGCCGACCCTGCCGGCGCGCGATGTGAACGGCACGACCAACGGCGAGGGTTGTGGAATCGCGCTGCTGGTCACGTCCGCTGCGCTGAACAACGCCGCCGCAAACGCCGGCATCACGGTGCGCTACACCAACAGCAAGGGGACGGGTTCAAGGGTTGCCACGCTGAATGCGATCACCGGCTCGCAGTTGCCACAAACCGCGCTGGTCGGCACAATCATCTGGTTTCAGTTGGCGGCGGGCGATACCGGCGTGCAGAGTATCCAGGGCATCACCAATACCACCAGCCTCGGCACGACCGGCGCGGTCAATCTGATGATCTGCCGCGACATCAGCACCATCGGGACATCCATCGTCAACATCAGCACCCCGAAGGTGATCGGCAGCCCTGGCATCCGCCTCTACAACAACACTTGCCTGTTGCACAACATCTTGTCCTCTGCCACCGGCGCGACGTTCTTCGCCGGCAGTCTTGCGGTGATGGAGAAATAAATGAACATCGTCGGCATCAACAAGGACGGGGTTGTCGAAATCTGCGTCAGCATTCGACCAGAGCAACTGCAAACCGTGACGGAGATGTATCCGGATTGCGAGTTTCAAGAGCAGGCCGGCGAAGAGACAATTGGCTGGACGTATGACGGGGTGACATTCACCGCCCCGCAGGGGTAAGTCATGGCCAAGCTGGCGTGGTTTGACAGCGAACTGCGTCCTTATGGCTGGTTCGACCCCGAGGTTCAGCCGGCGGGCTGGTGGGATTCTGAGGTTATCGAGACTGCCAGCGGCGGCGGTGCTGTCGCCGGCACGCTGGCGGCCACCGAAAGCGGATCGGACACCCCTGCCGCCAGCGGCACGGTGCTGGTCAAGGGTGCGGCAGCGGCCACCGAAAGCGGCAGCGATACCTGCGCCGTCAGCGGCGATGTCATTGTCCAGGGCGCGCTGTCCGTCAGCGAAGCGGCCACCACCGACACCTTCGCCGCCAGCGGCACAGTTACCGCCGCCACCGCCACCGGTACGCTGGCTGCAACGGAAGCCGGCAGCGACACTTATGCCGGCGACGGCAAGGTCGTCGTGCAGGGCGCGACAGCCGCAACGGAAACTAGCAGCGACACCTGGGCAGGAACCGGCACGGTACTCGTCAAGGGCGCGCTGGCCGCGCAAGAAGTCGGCGCTGACAGCACGGCAAGCAGCGGCACGGTGCTGGTCAAAGGCATGTTGTCCGCCAGCGAAAGCGGGGCCGACAGCTTCGCCGCACCAGGCACCGTGGCGATCATCGGCGCATTCGCCGTGTTGGAATCCGGCGCTGACAGCATCGTTATCAGCGGCACAGTCGGATCAGCTTTTATTTCCGGCACGCTGGATGCCGCTGAAGTCGGCAGCGACAGCTTGTATGCCGTGCAGACACCGCCGCCCATGCCGCTTTCCGTGCGCCTGGCCAGTCGCAACACGCAAGACGCGCAACGCACCACCAGCACCAGCGCCGCCCGCCCGGTGCAGACGTCTGCATCACGCACCACCGCCGCACCCCGCAGCATCCGCCACAACCTTTCGACAGGACGACGCACCTGATGGCACTAAAACTCATCACCGCCCCGACCGAAGAGCCGGTTACGCTCACCGAGGTCAAGCTGCATTGTCGCGTCGATGGCACGGACGAAGATGCGCTCCTCACCGGCATCATCATCCCCGCCGCGCGGCGCTTCGCCGAAGGGCGCACCGGCCGCGCCCTCGTCACGCAGACCTGGGAGCTGGCGCTCGACGCCTTCCCCGCTGCCGAGATCGAGCTGCCCATGCCGCCGGTGCAAAGCATTACCAGCGTCAAATACCTCGACACGACGGGCGTTGAGCAGACCATCGATGCCGCCAACTACGCGCTCGACAGCTACGGCATGCGTCCCTGGCTGCTGCCCGCCTACGAATATGAGTGGCCGGAAGCGCTCGCCTCATCCAACGCCGTGCGCATCCGCTTCGTCGCAGGCTATGGCGCCGCCGCTGCCGTGCCCGCCGACATCAAGGCCTGGATCATGCTCGCCATCGGCACGCTCTACGCCCAGCGTGAAACCTCATCTGCTACTCCGCTCATTGCGCTGCCCGGTGACTACTGGCAGTCGCTGCTCGATCCCTATCACACCTTCGCCTTCTAAGCCATGGAAAACCTCCAACTTATCAATCTCGCCTTCACCGTGTTGCTCGGCATGGTCGCCTTCTTCGGCGGATTCACCATCAAAGGCATGTCCGACGCCATCAGGGAACTCAGCCACGCCGACGAAAAGCTGCGCGACAAGATGGAAGGCTTCGTCAAGGTCGACGTGCTCGAAAGCTGGCGCAAGGAACAGCGCGACGATACCAAGATGATCTTTGCCAAGCTCGAAGAGATCCAGAAAGCCCTCGGCAATAAAGCCAACCGCGACGAATGCGGCAAGCACTGCACGGTGAAATGATGCAAGCCGCCGGCAAGCGCGACCAGCGCATCAAGATCCAGCAAAAGACGCTGGCGCATAACGCCATCGGCGAGACGACCTCGACCTGGGCTGATGTCGTCAGCCTGTGGGCCGAAGTGCGGCCATTGCGCGGGCAGGATTTTGTTACCGCCAATCAGGAGCAGCACACCATCGATGCCCGCTTCATCATCCTCACCCGCAGCGGCCTCACCACCGGCATGCGCGTCGTCTGGAAGGCCGAAAACTACGACATCACCAACCTCATCCCCGGCACAGGCCCCTATGCCGGCACGATAGAGATTCAAGCCGTCAAGGGAGTGCGCGATGGCCGATAGCGTCACCATGCACGTCAGCGGGCTGAAAGAATTGACCGAGCGCATGCGCGCCATGGGGCCGGATATCAATCGCAAGGCGCTACGCTCTGCCGTGGGGGCGGCTGCCGGCCTGATCCGTGACCAGGCCAAGGCCACCAACCCCGACGACACCGGCCGCACGGATCGTGCCCTGTACGCCAAGCAGATCCGCGAAAAGTCCAGCGACTTCCAGCAGACCTATTACGTCGGCGTCCGCTCGGGCAAGGGCGAGCGCAAAAAGAACCGCGATGCCTGGTACTGGCGGCTCGTCGAATTCGGCACCCTCAAGATGCCGGCGCGGCCCTTCATGCGCCCGGCTTTCGAGTCGCAAAAGTTCAAGGCCGTCGATCTGATCGCCGCCCGCATCGCGCGCCGCCTCA